CATAATCGCAATAATAACAAATTCATTGTCGTGCTTTACTTCTACTAATTCTGTAATCTGACCAAAATCAGTATTTTTACCTTTAACGGATAACCCAATTAAACTACGATCAATTTCGTTACTCATACATTACCCCTTTTTTTATCTGAATAATTACCCTGAACAATATACAAATAAAACCAATTTATGAAGTTATACGCAAAAGTATAGTTTTGCTTATAACTAAATATATTAGTCAAATAAATAGTTGTCATTTGTCTGATAAATGCTATCGGGGAATTAGTGAGAAAAAAACCTCAGAGAATATATTTCTTTTATATTTCTTTTGGGTCAGAGATTTGATCAGAAAATAGCGGCGAAGCCGTGTGTCGGAGAATATAATTTATTAGTTAATTTATTAGGCCGGCCCAAAGTTAGCCCGGAGCTGATATATTATATAATGATTAATATAATTTTTTAGCCGCGCAGGGGATCATGTAATATTACGGCATAGTAATATTACTATCGTGTAATATTACGGGTGGTGTTTTAGCCAATATTTTAGCTAATTTTTAATACATTTTTTTGACAACCTTTATGGGGCAAGATTTTGTCTCTTATGGTAATTGTTTTGCACTCATTTCCTTAGACATATCTACAAGTTGATCAATCATTGAACCTTCAAAACTAAGCCGGCCAAGATGCTTAATGTTAATACCTGGGTCAACCCAAATCTTGCCGCCAATCTTTTGCCAATAACGACCAAAACCATAATCTTCAGATAAGAACCTACCATCATCATCAATGTAAGAATTAAAAAAAGCATATGTCCAGTTTTTTTCTTCTTCATTTAAAGAACCCGTATCGTCTTTAAACTTTAACTCAGGGTAAGCTTCAATCATCTTTTCAAACACTTCTCTTTTAATACACATAAACCCAGTTCCGGCATCATGAATAGATAAAGCCCCATCTTGTACTTCTATTTTACCTTCAGGGTTTGGTCTTGGATTAACAACAAACCTAGTAGATTTTTTTAACAAATCTTTTGCTATAGTTCCGTCTTTAGACATCTTAACTACTTTTTCCCAATTGATTTCTTTAATTGGATAGCTGCCGGTAATAATTTCTTTGTCGTGCCATAGCATTTTTAAAATATCCTGAGCTTCAAACTCTAAGTCAACATCAATAAAAATTAAATGAGTGAACTTTGGATTAGCTAAAAATTTAGCAACAAGGTTATTTCTTGCACGATTAATTAATGAATCGGTGATTGTGCTAACAGCAAATTTTAAACCAATATCTTTATTGTACATTACTGTTTTCATAAAAGACATAAAAAATGGTTCAGTTAATTGCCGATCATAACAAGGCAGCCCAAACATTGGACACCATTTATTTATATCACTTGCTTCAACTTCAATATTTTGTTTTTCTATATTTATCATAAATATCAGTATACACAAAAAAAAGGCGTAGCGTGTGAAAACGCTACGCCTTTTTAAAGATTATTAATTATTTTTTAGTTGTTGTCTTGCTAGAAACATTAGGAGTTTCTTTTGCCGAAACGGATACATTATTCTTAGTTGCCTTAAAGTACAAAGTCTCTTCGGCAGCATCAAATCTAATAACAATTTTGTAGCCCAATTTTTTAGCTTGAGCGCGAATTCTTTGTTGCATTGAATTAAATGCATTACCTGGCTTAATACCTACAAGGCTAAAAGTTTGGTTATTTTTTACCGAATTATTTAGCGTTTCAATAATCATTGCCAATTCAGGCGATGTTCGCCCAGATCGTGCAATATCAGGTAGTCTATCTACTTTGTTAATTTTAAGTGTCATTTTACTTTCTCCTATTTGTTTATTTTGGTTTTTATGTTTCAAACATCTAAGCAAGGCTCATCTATTTGAATAATGTCAGGCTACTGCCGAGAGTAGGCACTCACAACCTCTATATAAGAAAATAATTACTTTTATTCATTAACTGTCTGAGCAGCAAGTAAATCGCCAACATATTTTCTTAACTTTTCATTCTCTGCTCTAACAACAGACATTTCAAGAGTCATTGTAGACAATTGCTTTACCAATTGATTTACCAAATCTTCATGTGTTATTTTAACTTGTTCTATAGGGAATCCAGCCATTTTTCAGTATCTTCCTTTGTTTTATTATAACCCGGAACAAATTGTCCAAGATCACTATTATACACCTGTACAGTGCCGTATTCAGGCATTTCTTCATCCATTTCGTAATATTTATCCGGTGAAAGAATCTCAATACTAACCTCAGCATTTACAGCCATATTTTCAACACATACAAACACAGCGCCAGCTACAGCGTCAGCTAAATCTTTAGACCCAGAATTTGGGTGATCTATTCTATTATTAGAAAATAATCTTAATTTTAATAATTCTTCTTCAACTAATAACTCATCCCAATAGCCGCGCAACCGGCCATCATAAATCGCAGTCATTAAAGTATCGTAATCTGTTTTCTTAACGCTATGAAAATCAGCATTGATACCTAATGACCTAAGGCTTTGAATCATTTCAATAGATTGCCATCTGTCAAAAGTAACTTTAGCAACCTCAAATTTTCTACACAATTCTACGATCATTTGCCGGATTGATGCAAAATTAATTTCTTGATTTATACTTGCTTCCCAAGCGTGAACTAAATCTACTTTAATAATTGGAAGACTTTCTACGCCATTTAGTGTTTTGACTTCTCTAAACCCTAAACAATGAACAAGGCTAAGCGCCGCTCTATCTCTTTTAAGAGCCAAGTCCACATGAATAAACCTTACTTGATTATCTGTTCCATTAAACCAATTTAAAAATTGTCCTTCTTCATCCATTGGATTATCTTCAAGCATAAATGCTTTTCTTACCAAATCCGGATCTCTAAAATAAGCATCTTCCATATTCGGTGGATTACATTCAAAACGAGCAGCAGCCTCGACTGGATTCCTAATATATTCTGATTCTAATTGCTCTCTTTTAATTGTAGGATTAACTTCCCAAGTTGCCGCTTTAATTGTCCAAGTTTTTGGTTCTTGCTTTTGCCTTGCCCCATAATATCTTTGTTCAATAAAGTCTCCCTTATATCTAGGGAATGACAAAAGAATAACTTTACCTACTTCTGGAAACCGGGACATAACAGATAATTTACTCATATTATAAATTGCAGATGCAGAACCTTTAGAACGAGTTACACCTTTTAATTCCGCATCTGTTTTAAAAGCTGCAATTTCATCCAAAACAACAGTCAATACTTCATAACCTTCCCAGCCTTCACTTTCAGAATGACCAGAAAAACATCTCACAGGCCGAGAAAAGAAAAATACTTCTGATACTCTTGGTTCAAATCCAACTTCATTAAAATAAGGAGAGTTTAATAATAAGTTTTTAAATGGTTCAAAAAATACTCTTTGTGCTTGTTGAGCGTTTACAGCAAGGTTTAGCAAATCTATATAAACACCGTGAGCTTTACCAAAATAATTTAAAGGATCTCTTAAGCAATGCAGCAAATAAACTATATAAGCCATAGATATACGACTACAATGATCTTTACCACTACCTTTACCAAGCATACATATTACTTCATTAACTGTATATTCATGATAATACTTTGAGCCGGCTTCTTGACCCATTAAAGCTATTAATGTTTTTTCTTTAAATATCTGAGTATTATGTTTTACAATTTCTTCTTGAATAGGTGAAAGTGGGGGCAAACCTAAATATCTTTTTTCTTGCACAAATGTTTGAATTGGCACAGGAGTTGCGATAAGATCATCTGAACGCAATAATCTATCAAAATCATCAATCTCTAGATTTAAATTTAGATAATCTGTCATAGATTACCTAAATGATAGTTTAAGGTGCTTAGAATTGATTTGGAGAAGCCTGAGGCTATCTCTGAGTGCCTTGTTTGAACCTTTATGAGAGCATATGCTGGACTCATTTCATTACCGACCTTTATGAGAGACTTTGCTGGACTCATTTCGTTATCCCTCATTCATAATGTCAAAAGCAATTTGCAATTCTTTTCTGACCTCTTCGGCAATATTTGGATATTTAGAAATAACATCTCTTAGAATTCTGGACAAAATTTGGTTTACATTTTCTGCCTTTTGCATTCTGGCAATAAATTGCCCATCTGATTGTGTAGCTCCCATAAGCTTATGCAATTGAGCTTTTTTGGTCGCAATCTCACCGGCCAGTTTAATTGCTTGAATTCTTGCAGGGATCATGCCATGATCGGTAGCGATATTTACTGTTTCCCAGGCTTCTTTGCTTAACTGGTCAAACTCATTTAACGCTTTAATCGTATTGAATTGAATTTTCTCTAAAAAATAAGGGTCTTCATCTGCTTGCCGGTTTAGAATCTTTTTATATTCATCTATCTGATCTCTGACCTTATCGGGAGTGCTGCTCATCAAGGAAGCAATTTCGTGCATGTTGTATCCCTTTACATACAGCAAGCCAACTTCTTCAACATCTTTTAAAACATCAATTAATGTTTTTTCTTGGTGGTCATCATATTTTTCTATATCGGTCATAATTTATAAATTACCTATAATATAGTTTATCACACAACACGATCTTCTTTTTTAATAAATTTAATACTTGAACCAACAGCAACGGCTTCTTTCTGCAAAACTTCATCTGAATATCCATGCAATTTTGTGTATTGCACTCTGTAATTAAACCAGCCATCAACAGCCAGCCAGAAATGAGCAGGAGTAGTCTTTTGTAATTCAACCAATTCGTTATTCTCCAGTAGGAAACTTAAGACACCTAACGGCATATACACAACCATGTCATACCCAGAATCTTTATCACTAGAGTATTCCTTCAGGTAGTCTTGAAATTGTTGAATTACTCTTTTTACCCCATCACCGGCAAAGTAATCAATATTTCCCATTGAATTTCTAATTCTGGGACAAAAATCATCAACATGAGTTATAGTTCCAAAAGAACGACACACCATTGGCCGATACCCATAAACGGTACAACCGCCTTTGTAAAATGCACAATGCCTTTCTGTCTCCCCACCGTTTTGCCATGTCTCATCATGCATGGCTAATTTCAAATCTTCAACCACTCCATTCATCCAGCTATCAGCAAACTCCTGCCCTTTGTCTTCAAGCTTCAAGTAGTATTCTTGCCTTAGCCTGAATGCAATGTTCGCGCATTCTCCCATATGAATTACTAAACCAACTCGGCAGCATTCACCAGAGCCAAGACATTTGAATTCTGTTTGATTTTGTTTTGCTTCAATAATTCTGATTTGATTATAAATCATATCCAGCTTGCTAAAACTATTGATATCTTTTAAACTGACTGTTCTTCTCATGGACCCTTCTTTCTAATTCGTTGAGTATTTCTTTTTTTGATTTCTCTATTTCGTTTTTCTGCCGCAATTAACGCAGGCGGCTTTGCTCTTGTTGAGCCTCCGGTAGACAAGTTGCGACCTTTTCCTCTAAATTTTAAAAGATCGTATTTCTTAACCCAGTTATAAACAGCTTGTGGAGTAACTTTTATATTAAAACTATTTTCTAAATGCTTACAGATGTCAGTAAGATTCATCCTTCTTTTAACATACATTTCGTACAAAAAAGCTTTATCTTTATACGGCTCAGATGTCATGAATAATCCTTTTGAAGTTTTAACGAATACCAGACTCCGATACCCGCTGCGTCTATGATATCATCATCTTCAAGTGAATCTGCGTGATTTGTAAAATATGTTTTAACAATTTCACGAACTCTACTCTTTCTTTCTTTCTTTAATTTAGCTTGCAAAGAGCCTTTTTCCCCGTTTTTGTCAATGTTGTTCTTATCAGTTGCGCTTATATTCTTATAACCAATTTTGTTTTTCCAAATTAAAGGGTTTATATCCATCATTTCAACACCAAAACTACTTAACACGCCCCACGAGTATCCTATGATATAAGAAATAATTCTGCTTGATTCAAAATTTTGAACATATATTGATTGTTCAATAACTGCAATTTCTGCACCATACTGCTTGTGTATTTCTTTAAGTTCTTTGTTTATAGTTTTAAACTTTAAAGAAATTTCTTTTGTTTCTCTAAAGTTAATTTTACCGCAAGCAACCATTGATATACCATTTGCAGTATGATCAAAAATAACCCAAGCTAAAGAATTTGATGAAGGGTCCATTGAAAGAACCCTTTTTACTTTGATTGCATTCACAATTTTTTTGACGCTCATAAATTTCTTTTAGCGTCAGATTCTTCCCAACCCCAGGAAATTAATCTTTCTGCAAATCTTTTTTGTTTACATAATTCGCAAATGTTTTCTTTATTATAAGAAGATAAAACTGTAGTGCAAATTTTAACAGCACAAATTCTTTTTTTATGTTTGTTTCTTTTTTTCTCATAATAATTGTTTAATAAATTTTTATTAGTTACTGTTCTTCTACATTCTTGTGAACAGTAAATAGCATTATAAACCTTTGCCTCAAATTTTTTTGCACATTCTGTATTAGAACATATCTTCTTTTCGTACTTTTTCATTGTTGGACCAACATAATTCAACCAAATCGCAAGAATTACAGTTAGCTGATGTTCTCTTGTATGGCTGTTCAGGTATATCACCATTTACATAATCATGGTAAATCCTGGTATATTTCTTAAATAATTTTTCAATAAATTTAGAATCTTTTTCAATATAAATAGGTAAGATTTCTTGGTTGTTTTTATTTTCATAAATAACATAACCAGAATCTAGGTTTAAGCATTCCATGTAAATTTGGGCTTGCCGGTAATGTTCGTCTTTGGGTTTGTTATGCAGCTGTCGGTAATGAAAACCTTCTGAACTAATTGATTTTAGTTCAATAAGTTTATTTCCATCCCAATCTATAATACCATCTGCTGTGCCCTCAATTGGTGGAGAATCGTATTTTACTGGGATTTCTTCTGCGACAAGCACACCCATTTCCCTAAAATAACTATAAAGACGATCATGGACCGCATGACCATTATCAAATATACGATAAGTCTGAGAAGAAAACGATGTTGTTACATCTACTCCATTGAATAGGTAATACCAATATCTAGCGCATTGATTGGTATAACTAGGGTGAAAACCCTGCACCTGCTTGAATTTTGAAACATTTCTTAATGACAAGTGATTATCAATTTCTTCAACTATACTTTTGCGAAGTTGAACCGGAGTTTCTTCAAAAGTTTTTTTAGGGGTCTGAAGCTGTCTTAATGATTTCATTGAATTACCTTTGCTGCTAATTTGAGTGTGTTTATATTCTCTGCCAATGCTTCATACATAGTTTTCCATATATCATTAACAAACTTGTCTTGATCGCCCATAACGGCTGATTTTCTTTTAAAAACTTGTGATTTCACAATCATTAGTGTTCTGTAGCCAGCAAGAAGATTTGCTGATTTAATTGCTTGCATGCCAACATAGTGTTCTGGGTTTTGGACAATATCTTCTACAATACGCAAGCACTCTAGGAACTCCTGTGCTTTATCCCCCATCATTGATGTAATCATTTCTTTACTTACAATAATATCTGCCATTACAGATCCTTTCTTAAATCTTCTGTCTTAACAACTGCTTGTTTAATGCATGGTTTTTGGATTCCAACAAGATATTTATAAACATAAATACCAAAATAATATCCATCATCCCAGTTGTAACTAACACCAAAAGCTCTCCAATGAGATAGTTTATCACAAAAAAAACGATATTTTCCTTTAAACATTTTTAATTATTTCTCCAATCCATTTAGCAACAGGTGATGCAACTGCGTTCCCGCACATCTTGTATCTATTTGTATCTGCAATTATTTTACCTTCATCATCATACTTAGTGTGATTGTCAGGAAACCCCATTAATCTTTCGCACTCCATCGGAGTTAATTTTCTTAAAAGTAAATCAGAAGTCATTACACCATGCTGCGAAATCGTATCAAGAGTATAAGATGGGTCATTTTCATTACCAAATCCTTTGCCTTGCGGGCCGGCTTTATCTGAGCGACCAATAATTGTTCCTTGAATTGGAATAGCAATATGGTCTGCTGAATCAATACCAATTCTCAATGTTCTGTATACATCTTCGCTTATGGCATTATTGTATCCGTCATAAGCCAATACAGGATTTTCTAATCCCACCAAAGGTACTTGTCCACCACCTGTCCCCATTCTGTGTTTTAAAGTTGGGGTGATTTGGTCTTCGTAAATACGAATATCATTTGTTCTTGTGCCATCAACAATGATTGGACCAGGAACTGCTACTGCAATTCCGTTTTGACCATACAATGTTTGAGAAACATTTTCAGAAGAAATTGGGTCTTGTTTTGCATGAAAAGATATTGGGTCTTCTGCGACAATATTTGCCTCAGGGCGCTTGTAGTCTGTAGCCCGAATACTTACTCCGCCTTCTGTCCACTTTCCGTGTCCGGTTTCACCATAGACGCTAGGTTTTCCAAGGATTGACGCAACCGCTTCGGAAGCTCGTTTCCCTTTTTTCCTGCTCTGTTTAATATACCCCTTGCTGTCTTTGGGGACAGGTAATATTTGCTCGGGACATCTTGCAACGGTTCCAGGATCGTAGCAAGCAAGCATATAGATACGCCTTCTTCTTTGGGCGACTCCGTACCATTGTGCATCCAAGATGTGCCATTCAATCGCCAATGCCCCGATGTTTGCCATTTCGTCAATGACTTTTGCGAAGTCGTTTCCTTTATTACTGCTGAGGGCTCCTGGGACATTTTCCCAGATTGTCCATTTTGGAAATTCATTTCTAGTTGCATCTCTCATCTCCTTGATAATTCTAATTGCTTCGTGAAATAACCCTGATCTTGAACCTTCTAAACCTCCACCTTTACCTGCTACTGATAAATCTTGGCATGGGCTGCCAAAAACAATACAGTCAACTGGGGTTAATTTAGAACCATCAACATCTCTAATATCAAAATACTTAGGAACAGTTGGCCAATGCTTTCGCAATACTGATTGACAATGTTTATCCCACTCCACTTGCCATTCGCAATTCCAACCGGCACTCTCCATGCCTAAATCAAAACCACCAACTCCTGCAAAAAGTGAACCAAATGTATTACTCATACTCAGTGCCTTTCACTAGCTCTCTAAATACTTCCCAGTCAATGATAGCAACTTTAGATTCTGAATCGCTACCTAAAACTACAGAAATGCATGGATATTTATAATTAGAATTCCAAGCATCTTTACGCATCTTTTTCCAATTTATAAGATTTAGAGTAAAACTTTTTTCGTTATGCTTGTAGTCAACTAAGAATTTGTTCAAAGAAGCATCGCCTTTTTTAAGACCACGACCAGAGTTTTTGACCGCCTTGGCTTTGTCTTTCTTGATTTCTTCTTTCTCAGTTCTTTTCACTTATGCCCGAATCGCTTTCTCCAGCTCGGCTATTTCTTTTGCTGACAATTCAATACTTGAAAGACCATTCCACTTACTTTCTTTGTAAGTATACCATGCACCTTTACGCTGAATAATATCCATCCCAATAGCAATATCAATTAGCTCTCGTTTTGTATCAATCTGACCTTCCTGCGGCAAAACATAATAGTAACCAGTGCTACCGATAGTAGGGCATTGTTTTGTTTTTTCAACAGTCCATGTTGCTTTTTGACTTGTGATCATATTATTTTCTTCTCTCTCCATCTCGCCTTTAGACATGGACAAAAAGAGTTTAACAATATTAGACATATTGTGGTGAACTGTATTACCCATCTTTGCTTTAGTGATTGCATACATACCACTCAAGTCAACTGTTTGATGGGCAACAAATAACATAATGTTACGCTCTTTGTGTAGGTAGTTCACTAACTTCTGCAAGAAATAACCTTGAGAGCGAGCAGATAAACCCATTGCTTTACCGCTTTCCGGCTTATCATAAAATTCTTCTTTAACAATATTAGATAGTGAATCAAACAAGAAAATATGTTTTTCTTTATCATCACTAAGATATCCAATAATATTTTTCATAATGTCTTCAACAACTGTTGATTGAACAATTACTACATCGTCAATATTAATACCGCATTTTTTTGCGTATTCATCATTGTACGATGATTCTGAATCCACAATAACTGGCCGGTATCCCATCTTTTGAGCCTCAGCAATAATTCTAAAACACATTGTTGTTTTACCAACAGAAGGTGTCCCCCAAAATAAATGAGTAGCACCAGAATTAAGACCTCCGTTCAAAGCTCTGTTCAACCCCACACTCGGCGTAGGTATTACTTCATGAACTGGCATCGTATCGCCCTTGCGTTTATCTACAATTAGCATTTATTCTCCTGCTCTGTTAAATATTTGATACAATCATAACACACTTGTGTTGCAAGTTTTGCACTAAAAACTACAAATTTGCAAGCCAATTTTTTACCTTTTCTGCGTCTTGCTCAAAATTAACTGCATTAGTAAAAGCTCTGTAAGCATTACCCGACATAGTTTTTAATTGATCAATATCATTGATTACATCTACAATTTTATTCATAGCGTCATCAAAGTCCATCTTGTCTAAATCAATACAGTTATCATCATTAAACAATTCTTCACCAAGGCAATCTTTATAGTAAGAGCTGCGAATTATTGTTGGCTTACCGCAGGCATATGCGTTATATAATACATGACCATAACCATCGCCACCGTGTTTAACATGAAAAATAAAATCATTTTTTTGCATTGATTCCGACAATGCCGTTGTCCCAGAATTAAATCCGCCATCACGACATTGGCCACCGTAACTTTTAAAATCAATTCCATGTGGTTTTAATAATTTTTCTAAATGAACAAAGTCTTCCCAACCTCTATTATTTTCTATAACATTTATATATGAACTTATTTTATTAAAACCAAATTCATCAATTGGTTTATAAATATTAATATCAAATTCTTGATGATAATATACAGCATTAGTATTTTTCCAACCAGTATCTTTTATTGACGCTAAAAGATTATGGCCATCCGCAAAAGATTCTCCCCAATTATTTCCCATCTGAACTATTAATTTAGCATTAGGCTGGTATTCCCGAATAAGATTTTGAAATAATGGAATATTGGATGGGACTGACGCAATAATGAAATCAAATTTTTTTTCAATAAAAGTATTAAACTCAATTGCCTTATGGGTAGTGGTATTGCCGGGGTCTAGAATTATATGTACACCATTTTCTAAACTAATAGAATCATTTACATAACGACTTCCATCTATATTTTCAAGATAGGAAGTATTAAGAAATTGATGAGCAGTAACTTCAAGACCATTTAAATCCCAATATTTATTATAATACCAATCCATACCTATTGGTCTATAAAGATTCATCCCCAAGCGATTTTCAAACAAAAGCACAAATGATCTCAATAAACTTTGATGATGAAAGTCACAAAAAACATTAATTTCACTCATTGCATTAAATCCGGATATCGCTCAATAATTATCTTTTTGTAATCATCATTTATTTCTACATCATTTAGCAAAAGACAATCTTTTAAATATAATTGAAAATCCAATGGGTAATATACAATCTTTTCGCCGCGTTGCATTAAATTAAAATTATGAGAGAGGCCATTCATATGAGTAAAATTATTTTTATCAAGCAATGATACTTTACAATTTTGCAAATTAATTTGTTGAGAAAAAACAGCAAAATGGTCTGAGACATCAGGAACTATTCCGAAATACCTATTAGTTTTGTCAATAATTTGTCTTTTGACAAAAAGACAAGCGGGGTGATACCTTGACATGTCTAATCCACTACCTTGACCTTCACGATAACCGATTGCATCAAATTCTTTCATTAAAGAATAAATATTTAACCAGAATTCATCATCGTCTTTTATAATAAAATCTTGCTCAGTAAACCACACCCACTCTGATTTGCTTAAATCAAGCGCTTGATTGACCGATCTATTTCTCCAGTCTTCAAAATGGCTACTAGTCAATGGCGAATTGTGTGGTGGATATAAGAATGTTATATTGTCATCACTCATTGATGAAGATATAAAATTAGTATAATCTGTCCCAGAGTTGGTTACTGTAAAAGCAACAAATACATTGTTAAACCTTTGTCTATTTTTTTTAATGAATGACCGCCAATTTGGGTAATCAACAGAATCAGGCCATGAAATGATTACGTCCATTCAAGTAGCTCCGCATACATTTTTTTAGAATAATCAATTCTACTGTCTGATAATTGATAATGCTTAACTAATCTTTGTAGCCAACTTTGGTATTGAAATGCAATTTTATCAATTTTATTTTGGCTTGATGATTCTTTAAAATATGAATCTAAACCTAAAGACCAAAAACAAATTCTTCTCTCAATTTCCATTTTTTCTTCATCTGTATTACAATAATTAATTAGATCTTTATCGCTTAAAAACCCACCAATTCCGCTTGATAGACTGCCTGCGTGTAGCCAATATGAAGTCCCGTTAAAATTGTTCAGCCCAAGTTCGTAATCCAGCACATCGCTTAAATTTCCGTGAAATTGAGGGCAATCACCAATTTTTAAATTAAGATTTCTTAATTGCATACTCATCCAGACCATAGTATCGCCAGCGCAATCAGTATCAAGAGTTTTCTCAAATATAGGAAGAATACTGTTTTTATCCCATAGTTTAGCAGAAAAATTTTTGTCTGTTAATTCAAATATATTTTTTCTTATAAAGAAAAAACATGGCCAAAAATTAGGGCCATTGTCGTGTCCATTTTGCTCAACTATATTATATTTAATTTTTGATTGTTCTATAATAACATCAGAACAAGATCCTCGTCTACTTCCTATTAAATCATATTCATAATTTTCAAGTTTTAAAAAATAATCATTAACATATCCTGGTTTAAAAATAAACCCATCATCCTCAATAAGAAGTATATAATCTTCTTCAACTTGGTTAAGCATATGTGCAATTATTTTTCCATGATCACCGACTACATTAGGATGAGATATTAAATCTATAAATTCAATTTCTACATTACTGCAATCTTTAAATAAAGATTTTATGTATTCAGTAGATTCAGGTAAAAAAATATTATTTATACAAATATATAATTTATCAATTTCTTTTCCCCAAACATTTTTAAAAAAATAACTCCAAAGAGTTAAAAGAAACGGGTCCCCTGGGGTGGGTAGCAGAGCAGCTCTAGACATATCATGTCCACTCGTAGTCATCAACCCTAGGCTTATAAAACATTGTCAAACCTCTTGGAGTTTCAAAATGAAATGGAACAAGTTTTTTATTTAAAACTAAATTAGTCATTTCCTTAGGGATTTTCCCATAAGGCCAAGCAAAGCCATGTTCTTCATTAGGAATTTGATGCATATTTCTATGAAGATCGTGAATAAATAAATACCCGCCATCCTTTAAATTCGGGTAGAACTTAACCATCTCTGCAAATCTGGTTTGAGGTTCAGTATCTAGAAATATAAAATCATAATGCTTAGTTAAAATTAAATCACCAACATCACCGAGATGCGAGAAAATTTGTTCTGTTAAACCTAATCTACTAAATCTAGCGTTAGCAATGTCATATGTTTCTTTAGCGAATTCATGAGTATCTAAAACACCAAACCCATTATTTTTTAACGCAAATCCAATGTACGATGAACTTACACCTTGATGAGTCCCTGTTTCAAGAACAAAATTTGGTTTAATCAACCGCATAAAGCTATAGAGAAACTCACCAACCTCACACTCTACTCCGGCATCATTAAAAGCACTGTATTCGCTAGAATTTGCATCACCACCGCCCCATTCACCTTCATTATGTATTACTAGCTGACCATCAAGATCACGAAGCTGCTCAGTTATTGTTTTAATTTCCATTTAAAAATTCCTCCCATTGTTTAATTATTTTCTTTTTGCCAAACATTTCAATTGCCAGAGCTCTTTGTTTTTTGCTCATTTCTTTTGCAAAATCAATATCATTTAACATCATTTCTGTTTTATGAAACATTTGGTCTACATTATCACAAACTAAACCACCGATTTGAGCCAATATCTCATCAACTTCATAAAAGTCAAAATCATAAATAATATGAGCCAACTCTTTGCTTATTGCAACAATTGGTAAACCCATCATCAATGCTTCAATGAAAGATAATGTGTATGAGGCTGGGGCTGTGCCTCCATAAATCATAACCCTAGCTTCCTGCATTTTTTGGATTTGACTAGAATAAGAAATGGACCCGCCATTTAATTCACCTAGATCATCATTGCCGGGACCATACACAAGACCGTTATATTTTGTTATTACACGAGTAACTTCTTCGTAATGACAATGTGTTCTGCGACCCTTGAGGCTTTGCGCAAAAGTTACAACCCCACCAGAACCAACCCATCCACTATACGCATCCTCATCTTTATAAAATCTAATCAAAGCATCTTCGCCAATATAGTTAGAAAGATTTCTTTCTTTTGGAGAATATCTAATAATTTTCAATCCCTCTTTGCGCATTGGCTCTAGCGATGCTTCAACACCATTTGTTGATTGTCCAATGGTTCTCCAGATAACTGTCTTGTGTTTTATCTTATCCCAGTTTTGAATAATCACATCTGGAGAATGCATAACGATTATCACATCAAATGGTTCAATTAACTCTGGAGGGAGATTTGTTTTAGGAGAATCAATGGACAACTTCGCATAATCTTCGTGATAGATAGCCCCAGAGATTGGAGGTCTTGGTAAAGTAATATGCCCTCTTGGATCTATGTATGCTCCGTTAGAAAATACATCATGCCCTAAATCTGTTAAAAGCTGCACTTCGTCATACTCAAGAATTGAATGACAACTTATATAATGTATTTTCATAGACTTCCCGTTTCCTTTAGAACTTCCCAGCATCTAGCAATATATTTTTGAGAAACTTTCTCCCAAGTCATGTTCTGATTAATAAATTCAGCACTCTGATATGTTTTATTAGAAACTTCTTCGTAATTATTTGCTACATACAGCATCTTATCACATAGATCATCAAAGTCTGGCTCACCCCACTGTCCAGCATTAGCGTATCTTCCGGTCATATTTTTAGTCCCCCATGTGAAATCAAGAGGTACAGACATATGAGCAAAATCAGAACATGCTAAAACATTTGTGCAAATTGTAGGGATTCCTTTTGCAATCCCTTGGAACGGAATATTTCCCCAACCCTCACCACTAGTAGGAAATAACAAACAATCTGCTTTATCATAAATTGCACCCAATTCTTCGTGAGATACTTCATCATCAATCACTTGAATTTGCGGATGTTGAACTGGACCAATCATGCCGCTTGTCCAAATCCTGGCATCTGGAGGACCATTGGATTTATAAATAAGTCTATAATTATGATTACCTTCAAACACTTTTAAAAACGCATCTACGGATAACTGCGAGTTCTTACGAGTTGCTGGTGAGCCAACAGAAAGAAAGGTGAATTGATCGTGCGGAGTTCTCTTTTTTGGAAAATATATTTTAGGGTCAACCCCCAATTTAAATTCATAAACTGGTTTAGTAATACCGGAATTTATAAAGACATCCCTCATGGCATGAGTAGTTGTCCAAACCTCATCCATCTCATTACATCTCTCAACCCAGTCATTTGGTAGCTTATTTGTTTCCCAAAAAGTATAACCAATTGTGTATAACTTGGATTTAACAAACATATCCGGCACTGAATGGTTGATAACAATTTCATCCGCAAAATGCCCTCTTTGAAAATAGCCAATTCCTGGAACATTTGCTTGCAATCTGCCAATTTCTTCTGGCATAGATGGTTTATTTCGTCTAATTGGTAAACCGCTTGAGCCGATATATTCCCATAGGCAATCTGGTGTATAGCCGTAACCTTCACTAAATTTTGGGATTTGATTATCAGACCATACAAGCATAAGTTTTCTGTTAAATATTATACAATATTTTTGACTAAGTTTTTGCGCTCTATGTAATTTTCTATTGCGATAATTGAAGAATCAGACTCCACCTTGTAAGAGTCAATTCTTGTAATCGTTTGCTTCTCTTCAATCTTAGATAATTTAGCAGCAAACCATTTACCCTGTTTCAAAACATTTTTTAGCTTCACATAAGGTCGTGGAAAGATTACAACCTTAAATACATTTTGCCCATCCCAGCAGTAAACATTTGCCATAGTTTTGCCTTTAGATGTAATGAAAACTCTGGAATGCATGATATACATCAGTGTCTTTTCATCTGAAGCAGACCCCAGCCCTGTTTCGTACAGCCAGGAGTACTCATGGTCTTTGCCTTTTCTCCATAAATTAATAACATCATGCAACCCAGTCCCAACAAAATTATAAACATCACAAAACGAATGCATTGTTCTATCGCCAATCAAGGCATAAAGATGGTCTCTGGTAGCGATTTCTGTATTCCTATCGGCAAACACGGTAGCTGAACCGGAATGATCTTCAAATTCAATACGCAGGTATTGTGGAGTTTTTTTGGTTGAACGAACAACAGCTTTAACCAAAGTCAACGGAGAATTAATTTCGTGGAAATCAGCCAACTGACCAACAAACTCATCCATCTCGTTTTTATCTTCGTCTTTAATAGAAAAACCAAGAATCGGCAGATAGTACCGTTTATGGTCATACTGAGAAACATGACCCATGGATTCAAACGCCCCAACTTTGTCCAGATTCTCACGCAACGGAGCTTTAACAGCAGATTTTGTGCATTTGTTATTGAACTCATCAAAACAAGTAAAAGGTCGTTTGGTCATAATCTCTTTGATAGCCGACTTACCGCAAGACAACACATTAGCCAAACCAAAACGAATGCAATCAACCCCAGTGGAATTATCTGTTATAAAGTATTCTTCCGAGATGTTTACATCCGGAGGCAGAATTGGCACACCAAGTCTTTGAGCTTCCATCAAATAAGCAGTAATCTTTTCGGTTGAATTTTCGTTAAACAACAGTGACCAAATAAATTCAAGTGGGTAATTAACTTTCAACCACATAGTTTGATACGACAACATTGAATAAGCAACAGCATGAGACTTGTTGAACATATACAAAGCCGACATTTCAAACTCAGCCCACATCTTCTTGGCTTCGTTTTTAGAAATAATAGAATTATTAACAAACTTATCCTTGTACAAATCAAACTCGTTAGCATCGCGTTTCTTACCAATAATTTTGCGCAACTTATCAGCCTCAGCCCAAGTAAAACCCGACAACTTAACCGACATCAACATCAACTGCTCTTGAAAAATAACAGTACCGAAAGTCTCGCTCAGAATTTCTCGCACTGACTCATCAGGATAATGTGGCGATACATAACCCTTCTTACAATCAATATATTTTTGCCCCTGCGACAACAACGCACCAGGTCGCACAAGCGCATTAGAAACCACCAAATCATTGAAATTATCAATACCCATCCGCTCAATCAAATTCCGGTAGGCAGCAGCATCAGTCTGAAACACCCCAACCGTGTTACCTTTATTAAAGTTCTCAAACACCGCTACATCATCCAAAGCCAGCGACTGCCCCTTCACATCCAGCCCTGTACGCTCCCTAATCTTGTTTAAGCAATCTTTAATCACAGATACGGTCTTTAGACCCAAAATGTCAATTTTAATAAGCCCGACAGCCTCAGCATCCTCCATATCAAAAGCAGTAACGAGCGCCCTACCTTCCCCGTCAGTATCTTTACGAGTCTCAATCGGACACACATCAGTCAAAGGCAACGAAGAAACAACCATACCAGCAGCATGCACCCCTGAATTTCGTATACGCCCTTCTAGTCGTTTTGCCACTTTCGCCACATCTGGGTATTTAGAACAAAAGACCCGGCCTTTAGTTGAGCCTTCTAACTCCTCAATTGTTTCAAAGAATGGAGTAATACCATTTACTTCTTCAAATGGGACTTGGTAGACCCTAGCAACATCTTTAATAGCAGACTTAGGTTTGAATTCACCGAATGTAGTAATTGCTGCCACATGATCTTCGCCCCATCTTTGTCGCAAATAAGATTGGACTTCTTTTCTTCTTTTATCTTCAAAGTCAAGGTCAATGTCAGGGTAGTCATTGCGCTCTTGGTTGATAAATCGTGCAAATAGCAGATTGTATTTGATGGCATCAACAGATGTGATATCTAGTAAGTAAGCCAAAATACTTCCACCGACAGAACCACGACCTGTGCCTCTACCGATGCTGTTGTTATCTGCCCATTTAATCAAATCCCATACAATCAAGAAGTAATCAGAAAAGCCAAGTTTTTCAATTACACTTAATTCCTCATCAAGTCTTTGTTGATACTCTGGACCGAGCTTTAAAGATTTCATCTTTAGCTCCGCAATTTCTTTAAGATACTTATTGGAATCAAACATCTTTGAATACTTAGGCAACAAGTTTCTTTTCTTAGTAATCTCGGCATCGCATTTGCCAGCAACTTCTAAAGTGTTTTCTAAAATATCAGTACGATCATAACCAACTTCTTTAAACCATTGATGAATCTCATCAGCCTTAGCAACATACGGGTTGATATCATCAAATCGCAGATACCTTTCGGGGTACATATGATTAATTTTGCCAACAATGTCTTTGCCGAAATCGTCTAGTGTCTTTGACTTTTCCACCGCATATCTAATATCAGATGGCGATAAGCCAGTGTGTTGTGAAATCATCAAAAGAATTTCTTCGCAGCCTTTATCTTCTCTCTGAGGGAAATGGCAATCTGCTGTTGCAACAACCTTTCTTCCCATAGCGTTCGCTAGTGAGAGAACACCGTCATTAATAACTTGAGGGTTCCAAGCCTGCATCTCAAAATAGAAATCATCCTTGAATATCTTTACAAATCTTTCCGACAATTCTTCGGCTCTGGCGTAATCGCCAGCCTCTAACGCTTTTGATATCGCACTACCTCTGCATCCGGAAAGAGCAATAATGTCATTATCAACAATATCTTCAAGTAGTGAAAATTCAATTCTTGGCTTGTAATAAAAATTGTTTTGCCAAGAAATTTTAGAAAGTTTAAATAGTTTCTCAAGCCCCGTATTATTTTTGGCAAGAAGAATTAAGTGAAATCTTTCAGCCTTGCTGTCCGAATCATCTTGAATTGATGGAACAAAATAAGACTCAACACCAAACAGTGGTTTAACATTGTGCTTCTTACAAGCATCTTGAAACTTTAAAACCCCAGCCATTGAGCCGTGATCAGTTATAGCGCATGCAGTTTGACCATTGGTGCTTGTAATCTGAGCAATCTCTGATGGCGTTGACATACCATCAAGTAACGAGTATTCAGAATGGCAATGAAGGTGAACGAAATCTGTCATTTATAAATCAATATCATACAAGTTGTCAATGGTTGGCAACTCTTCCCAATACGATTTGTTATACCATGCTTTCCTAAGAAAACAATTTACACCGTGTTCTAATAATATTTTAACTTCAGATGGATTATCCTCAACCATATAGACCGGATTAATCTCTTGAGCAATTTTGTATTTTTCATTGAATGCACTAAATTGTGGAGTCATAGTGTTAATCTTCCAATCATCAAGCCAGGCGGCAGTTGCGTTCACAGAAGCCTCGCTTCTTCTTGCCGTAAGAATATGCACATCAAACCCTCTACCAAACCAGTAATTAACTTGATACCAAGCATCTTCAAATGGTTTTAGATTTTTCCAAAATACAGGATTAGAAAATAATTTTAGAGCTTCTGGGTCTTTTGTATCTGTTGTTAACCAAGAGCTGTAGTCTTCAGAAACACCATAAGATTCTAGTGTTTCATCAATTAAAGAGTCTATGTCTGTTATTACGCCATCAAGATCAAGAATTATTTTATTATTCACAAATGCCTTTCTGTAATGCTGAGGGTATTTCTACCCCCAGCCTTACAAAATTTTTTACCAATTATCCTTACCCAACTCACCAGTAGTTAGATAGATTTGTTGTTTTTCATATGGCAATGTCATATACACAGATGTTAAATCGTGCATTGGCAAATCATTAATTGATTTTGGAGTTTCAGATGTGTCTAATGGAATAAGACTATAATTTGTATCTGAAGCACCAGAGCCAGTCCTGGAGTACTTGTAATAACGGTCCGTAATTGTTCCAAATTCTCTTGCGTATTCAATCAATACAAGACCGACATGGCGTTGATTAAAAGTGGTATCAAGGATTCTTGGCTCCCAAACACCTGGCTCTGTCTCAACTGCAATGTTAATTAGCATGTGAGGCTTTGGCCTCCATCCTTTATCTGCTACTGATTGCTCTGTAGCCCAGCAACGGTAATTGAATTTCTCAATATTTGATGTGGAAGCAACTCTCCACTTCCAGTTAACTGGTGATGTTACAACCGGAACATTAATACCTGTCCCAATTTTTTCATCAAAATACTTAGCATCTTCTGTCAATTCTTGTCTGAATCTAATCTTGAAGGAATCGCCATTTTGAAGTGTAAAAAATTTCTTTACACCCTTGGCTCCGCCTTCGGGTTTTACTACTGCCTTTTCAAGGTCTTTTAATGTTTTCATTTGTTCTCCTATATGTTATGTGTTTTGCTGTTTATACTATCAACTATCTCTTGCACTTGCATTTCTGCTGGATCTTTCAACCCATCAGAAATTTTAGCCGTGTAAATTTCTTTACCGCGGCATAAATCTATTATAGCATCCCTCATTGCATTTCCAGCATCATCGTTGTCAGAAAAAATAATTATTTTATCAAAATATTTTTTCATCAATGTAATCTGATTTTTTGAAACCTGAGCGCCAAGTGTAGCGACCACATTCGGGAAGCCTGCTTCGTGAACCTTCATAGCATCCACGCTTCCTTCAACAACAATAACTTCTGAATAGTTTTTAGCATTTTGTATGTTAAACAAGACATCTGCTCTCTTAAACCCTTTGTTGTAAAGATACCTAGGCTCTTGCGATGACTCTATTGCTCTGCCAATTAACCCAACAACTTTATATTGTTGATTTCTAACCGGAATAACTATTCTGCTTTTAGTTTTTGAAAACCCAATTTCAAATCTCATCAATGTATCGTATGACAAACCTCTTTCGTGCAATGGCATAAGATAAGATTTTTGTTCATCGTCATCATAGTCAATTTGAATTGTATCAAGAACAATATCATCATCTTTATCTCTGTATGAGAGACTTCTTTCTAATTGATTCTTTAATGATACCGCATCAATCCTAGAGTTTGTTGCAAGCGCCTTACCAGTAATTTGGCGATAGAGCTGCCTGAAGTTACCTTTCTTGCCGCAAGACGGGTTGAAGCATTGCCATAACCCAGTCTTATAGTTTATATAAAATGATGGTGTATGAAGATTTTTATGGAATAAACAATAGATCGTAAATTCTTGGCCGGTAGACGCTTGAACCTGGATATTGTATTTATCAAAGAGGTCTTCAATTTGTTTTTCAAGATTTATCATCAAAAATTATCTCAAAAGAAAAAATTTGCAACTTATCATCATAAGATGTTACTAATTTAGTATTTCCAGTATATTTATATTTCTGCCTAGCCTCATCCTCAAGCCATGGTCGTAATTTGATAATAGTCTCAATATCTTTGGCTGTGCCTTTGAGCGCAGTTTCCATATTACAAATCCCACTCTTCTACCCATTTACCAGTATCTAAATTCCATCTTAGATAGAATCCAAAATGAGAAGCTCTTCTTACTTTTCTAGAAACAATTTGGAACATATCGGAACCGGCATCTCTATGGATTGCCAAAACCAAGTCAGCATCATAAGCTAATTGCTTACTCCAGGCAACCTCTTCAAGTTCTGGTGGGCGCTCTGAGTGCCCTTCTGCCATTGTTACCGCAGCAACATCAATAATTGGCACAGCATTTTTAACAGCCATTCTTTTAAAAGCTTTAGAAAGATTTTTAGCTTTTTCAGTTTCTGTTTTAGCCCCACTTGAGTCATCAAACAAACCGTGATAATCCAAAATAACCATATCTGGATGGTACTGGTCTATCTTGGCTTGAACCATTTGCTGGTCTGCTGTCTCAAGACCCTCTGATGTAACCAAGTAAATAGGCTGTTTACCAGCAAAAGTTTTTTCAGCCCATTTTTCGTATTGATCAACAATTGCAGGGTTGGCTTTTACCAAATCAGTATTTGTAAAATTACCTTCGCCATTATTCAATAAAGTATCTAGTCGCTGTGATTCTTGTTGCTTGTTCATCTCCAGAGAAATAATTAGTGGTCTATACCCAGCCCTCCAAGCATTCGCAGCAAACAATCTTGCAATAAAAGATTTACCAACGCCTGTCCAGCCAAGAAGAACAACGAAATCTCCTTTTTGCCAACCACCGAAAGTTTTATCAATGACAGAAATTCCAGATGGAATACCAATCATTTCACGATTGTCTGTTAGCGACCTTGCTCTTAAATCATCAGCACGGTCTTTCCATTCACCAGATAAGTCAGTATCTTTTAAACTGCTAGAGAACTTATACAACTTACTTGTTTCATCCATCAAATAAGATAGAGACTCTTTCGGACCAAGTTCGTTTAAAACATTGTTGGCCTTAGATACAATTACTCTTGTCTGATAAGCAAGAGACTCCCTCTTGGCTTCGTCTAAATAATACCTTGTTGGCTCCGGAGTTGCAACAAAATCAAAATCCGCATAATGATGCTTAACTGTGTCTTTTGATGGAGTCTTTTTAAATTCATCATGATGTTTGGATATGAAATTCCAAATATCACGGT